TGGGACAGTTGGAGCTTCCTCCTCCAGAACCACCTTCTCCATCAGTAGCAGAAGTTCCGCATTCAGCAACACCTCTACCTCCTCCAGTAGCGGAATCGCTATTGAACGTACTATCTGATCCTTTGGTACCGTGAACATCGTTACCTGTAGTACCAGCACCTCCGCCACCGACAGTTACGGTATGGTTTCCTGCTGTAATACTTTTACCAGTAAGTAAGCGATAGCCACCAGCGCCACCGCCACCACTAAGGTCACCTGAACAACCACCGCCGCCAGCGACAATTAAATATTCAAGTTGGTTAGCGTATGATCCTGTACCTACTGTAGATACAACAAATCCAGCAGAGCCTGTTTTTGTTGCTGTGAACTTATGGTATTTATAATCTCCATCAGTTACTCCAGCAGCTCCGTCTGGTCCTGTAGCAGCATAACGAGTATCAAAAATTGTTATACTATCGGTTGCTGAGTAATTTGATTCAGGAATACTACTATCAATTTTTACAGCCTTAGCTTTTACTGAATAAGTTGCTACTGCTGTAAATTGAACTGTAAGAACAGGGTTATTAGTAGTAAATCCTGTTAGTTCTGCTGTGTTTCCAACTTTAGAACTAGAACCTACAGAAACGCTTTGAATAGTGAAATTTGAAGAACCAAAATCAACAACTAATTTATCGTCATTAGCATCGTTTGATGTAACTGTATAAGCTACGTTTGTATTTGGTGCAGCATCAGCAGGGCTGCTTAAGCTCGGTGCTGATAATTTTAGAGTAAAGGTTTTAGTTGTATTGCCTGAATCATCTAAACCTAGAGATGCAGTTGTTGCTTTAACTATATATGAAGGAACTCCACTACCTGCTGCTGTTACTGTAAATTCTCCTGATGTATTTACTGTTCCAATTGTGCAATTAGTAGGAGTAAAGGTATAAGTAACATCATCGGAATAGTTGCTAACTGTATGCGTTACAGCTTCAGATGATGCGATAATTAAAGTTCCTGTAATTGTTGGAGCGTCTAAGGATGGAACTGCAACAACTTGCCAAGTCCCATCTCCTCTTAGGAATTTTGTATTATCTGCTGTTCCACTCCCAAGTCTTGCAGTCGCAATAGTTCCAGATGTAATTTTACTTGCAGCTAAGTTATCGACTCTTGCTGCTGCTAATGTTCCAGACGAAATATTAGAAGCGTTAGTAGTATCTGTAGTAGCAGAAGCAGCAAGGCCAGAAATCTTTGAAGTTGCTATAGCTGCTGAAGCGTTTATATCTGCGTTACCGATATCTAAGTTTGCAAGTTTAGATTTGGCTATAGCCGCATCAGATTTGATATCAGCATTGACGATAGAACCGTCTTCTATACCGCCTGAATTTACTTTAGTTAATCCCATTAGATTCCTAAGATGGCTTCTAATTCATCATCAGTTAAACCAAGACCTTTTAGTTTTGTCTTTGCGCTAGCAGTGTCGGTTGCTTTTTTAGTTGCAGCATTAGAAAGTGCTGTTTCCAGGGCTGCAAAGTCTGAAGCATCTTGTGTGATTTGAGCTTCTTCTTCTGCTGTGCAATCTACTAATGACTGACCACTAGCGTTGTCAACGAATTTTTTAACCATTGGTTAAACCTCTTAGTGTTTTAAGCCGTACAGCTGGTAGTAACCACCACTAATTGTACCTGAATTAGGAAGTATCTGAATACCTCTGTGTGCTTCGTTTTGATCATACATACCTCCTCCTATATGACCATTCCACTGACTGTCTCCCCAAAAGCTTGAGTGAAAATTACAGATAGTCTCAACAGCAGTATAGGGATCAAAGATCGTCATTTCACCCTGGAAGCAGTAACCAGTATCTAGGTTATTATCACCAACCCAAGGTATAAAAGTTTGAGAACCGCTACCGTGAACGTTATGACTGCTTGTGCCATATGGGTGAGAAGAGTTCCATTTGTAGTTACTACTTTGGTCAGCAGAACCGTCAGTACCTATAAATCTGACATACACCTTATTAGTAGCACTAAGCGTTACGTTACTTACAAATAACTTATAAACACGGTATGTTGTATTATCAAATTTATTGTCAATATCGACGGTACTAGCACCAGCAGAAATTGTACCACTTGCTAATTTTACCCAATCAGCAGCGACAGCAGCCCATTCAGGGTCATTAGCACCCATCTTGAGATAATGTCCTTGGGTTCCTTTAGCTAATCTTTGGTCAGCACTAGCTCCTCTATAAATTATATCTCCTCTTGTAGTTGTAGGAGTTCCCGCTCCACCCTTTGCCATATAAGCCCATGAGCCATGAACTGTTCCACTAGAGGAAGGAGCGTTTCCTGTTGATGCAGTAGTACAGATATAACTCGAAGTTACACCACTGTCGGTATATTCAACAACGTCATCTGGTACATATGCGGTTCCTCCTGCATAAGTACCTTTCCACGTTAGTTTGATTTTACCTAAGTCAATAGTTGCCATTTTTTAAATCGTTGCGATTAGGTTACCACTTGCGTTAATGCTAAAGGTAAAACCACTAGCCGCAAAGAATACATCTTCAAATGCTGCGTAAGCACTACTACTAATATTATCACTTCCACCATTGGTTGTCGTGACTATGAGGTTACCAGAAGCATTTGCATTAAATCCATAAACTTCTGGTGAGCTTACTCCTGTTAAGGCTGAACCATCACCTGCGAATGAGGTTGCAGTGCAAGTTCCTGTTACCGTGAATCCCCCCGTTACTGTTTCCGCTTTTTTGTTTCCTGCGAAGTAAAGTTCTTGGCCACCTGTAACACTGAATTTTGCTGAGTAAGCTGACTGTGCTACACCTTGAATATTTACAGTCTGAGCTGCAAGTTCTATCGGAAGAGTAGAACCACTAATGTTTTTAATTACATTCTTTTGATTTGTATTGTCGTGGAAAATTTCTAAGTCATTTCCCGTACCCCAACGTGCTTTTATATCATCGTTAAAGTCAACACCTGTAGCTCCTCCTACCTGAGTGTTGGGAGGTACTTGCCACGAACACGTACCATCTCCATCTGCTCGTAGGAATTTAGTATTTGCTTCGTTACCATTAGTGGTGGATTTAACATCTTCTCCTTCAGAGGCGGCATCAACCCAAGTTAATCCTTCTGTTGATCCACTCTTGGATAGAACCTGACCATTACTTCCTGTATTGCTTGTGTCTAATTTGGAGAGGTTTACTGTTCCTGCTGATGGAGCACCTATATTTACTGTTGAACCTAAAACTATTACCCAATAAGGAGTATTAGCAGCAGGACCAGAACCTGTTGGTAGTTGTAAGGTAGAACCGTTTAAACTGAAGCCTTCTGATGGACGACTATTACCTGAATTTGGTTTTTGGATGACACCATTAATACTCAGAATTACCTGCTGAGCATTGGCAGGAGCATTAGATAAGGTAAAGTCAATACGACTTCCATCGAATGCTTCACCAAAGGAAGATATAAAGAACTCACCAATAGATTGAACTTCTTCCCAGGCATTATTAGCTGCGTTCCTGACAAGCATTTTGTCAGAACCAGTGTCATAGTAAAGGTCACCAGCATGGTCAGTACCAGAAGGAGCACCGTTACTTACTCTGTACCTTTCGTTGAAGTCGTTTATATCATCTGAAAGTTGAATAACATCAGTCTCTTTCGCTAATATTTTGTGATATACATAGCGATGAACATTAGGAGAACCGCTAGTACTATTATTCTTATCTGACGTTACTTGTAGACCTACATCATCAGCGATGGTTCCATTTAATGATGTGGGGAATCCAGTTATTCTTACGTTATTACCAGTACCAGCTCCATTAGTAATAGTTATTTCTTGAGAGGAAACAGTAAAACCTGAACCTACGTCTCCGATACTAACAACTACACCTTGAGCTGGTTGAGTAGCATTGAAGTTAGTTGGACCTGCTATAGCAACGAAACCACCAACCGCTGTTACAGCCCCAGTTACGTGATCTGCTACCGCTTTGGAAGTAGGAAATTCACTATTACTATTTGCTGTTAAAGAGGTGGCTTTGGTCATGCCACTTACTATGTTTAAGTTCGTATTAGTAGAACTGACTCCATCTAATTTATTTAGTTCTCCTGTGGATGCAGTGAGCCCAGTAAGAGTATTTAATTCACTAGTTGAGGTTGTAGCCCCATCAAGAATGGATACTTCACCTGATGTAAGGAGAGCTATAGCTGCTGCAGACCCAGTTTGCATACTGGATAGAGCTGTTAGATCTGCATCTAAAGGTTGTTTAGCATCTAACTGCGTTTGTATTGCAGACGATACATTTTGTACGTAATTTAATTCAGTAGTAGAAAGAGTTGCACCATCTAGAATGTTTACCTCTGGTCCTGTTAAATCAGCTAACGCTTGAGAAGTAGCAGTTGACATAGTTGCCAACTCTGTTAATTCAGCATCTAAAGGCTGCTTAGCATCTATTTGTGTCTGAATGCTTGAGGTAGCATCTACATAATTAAGTTGACTTGTAGTACGAGTAAGACCATCTAATATTTGTACTTCAGTTGCCGTTAAATCTGCTAACGAATTAGCAGTATCCTGAGCCATTGTTCCTAGCTCAGTGAGCTTAGCGTTAGTAGTTTGCTTAGAATCTAACTGAGTTTGAATACTAGATGTAGCATCTACTCTGTTTAATTCTGCTGTAGTAACGCTGGCTCCATCTAATATTTCTACTTCTGCTTGTGTCAGATCAGCTAAAGCGTTAGCTGTGTTCTGAGCCATCGTTGAGAGTTCAGTCAGCTTGGCATCGACAGCAATAGTAATCTTCCCAGCACTAGGGCTGTCATCTGCTATTGAGACTGGAGCTGTAGCGATTATGTCGTCTTTTACTTTCGCTGTTGCTTTAGCGTCTATTTGACCGTCAATAGCTGCTGTAGTAGCGGCTTTAGAGTTATTACTTACCCAAGTATCTGAACCACCAAGAAAACCGCCAATATCATCTAGATTTCCAGTACCAGACGTTAAAGCTGCATAATCATCAGAAAACTCTTGTAGACCAAATCTAATCTGGTTATCTGCGTTGTTAAGGTCAGTAGATGTAAGAGTAGAACCAGCTGTATAAACAACAGTAGCGCTTTGTTGCCTCCATTAGGCTGTTCGACTGTACTGGTTCCTGATATTTGATATGTATTAGTACCACTAGCTGCGTTGGTATATTCAGTTCCGTTAACTGTTACTTTTATATCCGATTCTTTAATATAACCAATAGGATCACCACCAGAGGTAGTTAAAGCAAAAGTAGTTGTTGATGAACCTGGTGTATAGGTTCTGGTTGAGTATGCCATTAGTTGTCCTTTTTGCGGCTGTTAATGAGTTCTCGCAGCTCTGGGTCTGCAAACCAACGTTGTTCACGAAAACCACCAGGAGCTTTTGGATCTGGAATACGTTGTTTGTATTCCTCACCATCAACCCACTGCCATTTAACTATATTAATCTGATTTCTAATTAGAGACTTAATCCAATCTGCTCTGGTGCTGTTTTTCCTATCCCAGTTACCAGTTCTATAGGGACTGACTACATCTGCACCACTTAATTGTTTGTACTCTGGACGATTCACTATTTCTGTGATAAATGCGTGGATACCAACGTGAGTTTTACCTGTCCAAGGGCTGATAAATAAAGCGTCTTCATTCAAGAAATGATTTAGTTCGTTAACAGCAGTATCACTGAGTCCAATCTGACCATCACTCTCACTAGAGAAGAGGTTACGGTCAATAGGTGGGATTAAATTGTCTAATCTAGCTTGCCTTACTTTATCATCATCTACCCTTGAATTAATTGGAAATATGCGTCCAGTAATGGACTCTATAGGCATTGCAAATCGAGGTAAATCACTCCACTCAATCACTTCTCCAGGCTTACCAAAAGGCATAGCTTGACGACTAGCTTTCCAGATTGTTGGGTCGTTAGCTATGACACTGCTTATAGAATCAACTAGTGGTCCTACTCCTGTATCTTCAAAGCGATAACCAAGAGTACCTATAAGTGTTCCTGTTACTCCGTGAGCAAAGTTACCAACGTTTTCGTGCCACTTACCTTTCTTATAGTATTGAGGTGTAAACTTGTTCTCTAATACCCCCGCCTTTTTACCTTTAAATATTAGTCTTACAAGATCTCTTTCATAACCCAAAGTAGGTGACCCTACCTTAGAAACAGCTTCAGCTATTATTCTTTGAAGTGGTTTAAGGTTACCGTCACCTGCTTTAGCAAGGGCATCAGTAATTTTATCTGGACCAGCAAGAGTTGGTATTTCCATAGCTTGTCTAGCTTGAGCAGCTATACCAAGCATCACAATATCTCCAGCGCTATCTGCGTTACCAAACTGCATAAGATCTCTAGCAGTTGTGTGGAGAGCTAGTGTTCCTCCAAAAGCTCCTAAATACATATATGGAACTTCAACAGCATCTATACCAGGGAAGTCCATAAACGGTACTTCTAACCTGAGATGGAACGGTTTCTTAAGTCCTTTTGCTTCTCTAAAGGTATGAGTCATTGGACCTGTAGACTCCCAACCTGCAGCGTCTAGTCCCCAAACAATCGCAAAAGCGGCTGAGTGGAAAGCAAGAGTCATACCAAGAGCTTGCTGAGCTCTCTCCCTAATAATTGGATCTGAATGTAGATAGACACTTTCAAACTGTTTAGCGTCTTCTAACCACTTAACACCTATAGGACTCTTTCTAAGAGTCTCTACTACTTCTTCTGGTAGGTGCTTACCAACCTGATCTTTAGTAACTTTGGCTCCTAAACGGGCTAAATCTTTAGCACCCCTAAAGGCTTCATAACCAGAGGTAATACGAACTACATTCTTAAGCCAGTTAAACGCTGAAGTTGTAACAGGCATTAATGTTGTAGCAAAACCCGATAAAGCTGGATTATCGCTCTTTTTAAGAGTATCTATAGCATTTTTCATATCACCTATAGGACCATCAGTAATCTCTTCTGTGAGGTTGATGAAGTCTTTAAAGGCTTGGAATTGATTATCTCTTATTTGATAACCAACAACCTTTTGATCTATACCAGCGTGTATAGGTTCAAATAGTTCTGAAGTCTTTTTATTAAGACGTTTGATTATCTCTGCTTTAGCGTTTTCAGGTTTAAGTAAACCGTCAGCTATTTCTTCTGCTACTTGCTGTCTTACTGTTGCACTAGCAAAAGCGTTACCTGATACTTCAGTAAAGAAGGAGTCACCCCAGCTAAGAGATTTCAAAACAGCAGTCATAGACTGTTCTTCACCCTTTGCGTAGTAAGGAGTTTTACCAAACCCAAGCTCTCTACCTAACTGAATAGGAGCACCTAAACCAGGAATAACCCTTCTACTGCCTTCTTTACTTCCTGGTAATCTCCAACCTTTAATGGCTGCTGGTAGTTTTTCCCAGTCAGAGCCACTCATAGCGTTATCGTGCATAGATTTCATCCACACACGTCCATAGTTAATCAGGTTATAAACCTCTGGTTTTTCAAAGTCAGTCTTATTAACAGCCCACTTACCAAAGGGGGTCTTAATATCGAACTTAGTTACAGCTAAATCATCTAACTTTGCTTGCTGGTTTAGTAACGATATAGGGTTCTTAACGTAGTCTGGGTGAGCTTCTGGGAATAGCATCCTCTTCGAGAAACCATCCCAAGAGTTCATAAAGCCATATAAGTAGCCTTTAAGCCATTTATATTGAAGATCAGCTCTCTTTGCTGTTCCTTCTACTAATTCCTCTCTACCTGCAAATCTAAGTAGTTTCTTAGTTATGTTACCCATAACGTACCCAGAAATATGGGTAGGTAAAGCTTGAGAAAAACCAGCAACAACAATACCAAAAGGACCACGAGGGTTACTCATAGTTCCACTGGTAATGATTTGATTCACTACTCCAGACCAAGTCTTATCAATCTGGTTTAAGTTATTCCAGTTACCACCTGACTTGTAGACAGCGTCCATAATAGACATAGCATCAGCCATCTCTTCTCCATTGAGAGCTTCTCCTTTTTTCAGCTTCTTCAGAGTGTTACCCATAGTGGCTTCAAAACGCTCACTAGCTGTTTTAGCTGTGTGAGACATTTTATCTAGCAGCTCTTCAGGGTTAGGTAGGTTTGCTATTGTTGTGTTCCACTCATTAGCTATAAGTTCCCATCTAGCTTTCTTATAAGCATCACCCCATTTTTCATCAGGTTTCAATTCACCTATTCTTTCAAGAATTGCAGCTCTTGTAGGAAACTTAAGTCTTAATTTTCTTCTGAATAGTCCTAAACCTGTACCTAAATATTGAGCAAGAGGATCAACAGCTTTAACAGATCTCACTAAGAAATCAATATCGTTTAAAGCTAGAGCTGTTGCTGCTTCTAAAGTAGTTTCGTTTGATGCACCGCTTTTAACGTTCTGATAAATACGTAAAGAAGACATAGCGTTCTTAACGTTAGCGTCTAAAAGAGACAACTGAAGTGGTATAGAACTGAGTCTTCTAACGTTTTGTCTATTAATCATCCCCTCTTTAACTAAGTAGGATAATTGAGCAGCACCTTGAGGATCATCAATAAATTGACCCATCTCAAGTAGAGCCTTAGATAAAATACTATCTATACTCTTATTTCTTACTATTCGATCATTTACTACTTTAAGTAAAGCTTGATCACTCATATCTGCTGTATATGTTGAAGCTTTAGCAGCTCTGAATATCTCTAGTTCATCTTCAAAAGTGTTTGTACCGTTAGCATCATCAAACTTCTTAGCTGCGTCTAGTTTCTCAATAAGTTGATCTACGTCATCTCCTATTTCATTAAGAGCTTCAATACCTTTTGCTTGCTTATTAGTTCCTAAAGCTTCTTGAAGTTGCTCTAGAACGTTATCAGCTTTTCTAGTAACGTTTAAAGGCATCTCATCAGAGAGATCTATACCTTGATTAATCAAAGCATCATCTACTAATCCATCCTTATCTACAGGAACAGGTATCTCAGTAGGAGAGGTTTTTGGTCCTAAGAGTCCTTCATCTGGAGCTGGTTGTGAACCTACAGCTTTAATAGGAGCTGCTGATACACCCTCATCAACAGCAGTAACGTTAACCTCTTCAAATCTTCTGATCCAATCACTTAAGAACTCAGGTGATACTTGGTTGTTATCTATAGCAGCTTGAGCTTCATCTAGTAGAGCTTTAACCTCACCATGAAGGAGAACAGTATTAGAAGTTCCATAAGTGTCTGGTTCTACTACCTCTCCTAAACGTGTTTTATTAACGTTATCCATATCGACAGCTGCGTTTCTAGCATCTAATAAATCAGCCTCTTTAGATAGCTGCTGCTGTGTTTCAGTAATAAACTTCTGGAAGTCGTTAGAGGCTTCTAACTGCTGACTCTGAGCGTTACGGTAAGCAGAGTTCTGAGCTATAAACTCAAGTTCTTTAGCTTCTAATTCTTCTAATTTAATTTCTATTTCTTCTAGCCTTTTCATTTTGGCTATAGCTTTATTAAGCTCTCTAACTCTGCTTTCGTTTTTAGAAGCACCTCTAGCACCCTTACCTTTTGTAAGCCAGCCTTCATCTGCTTTTTGAGCAGCTTTATAAGCAGCAGCCCTTTTATCTAGAAGTTTTGTCTTAGCAATAATGGAAGCTTCACTACTGACTTTAAGATCCTTTTTAACGCTTTTAAGTTCCTCTACAAGAGCAGCCCTTTGTTCTGGTATAGAAGTAGAGTCTATCTCTACGTTTTTAGATATATCAGCTTGAGCATCTAGAGCGTTCTTTGTTTTAACTAGGAAAGTTTCTGCATTTTCACGGGCACCAGTTGTTATTTCAGGTATATCCCTTCCTACAGTTACATCAAAATCAGTAGTTGTTTTCCCTATACCTAGATTCAGTTCTAGCTGTATACCTTCATCAACAGCTCCTTTAACGTTAGTCTCTATATCTGGTTTGAATTTGTTATAAGCATTATCCCAAGCCTTACTAGCTTTTTCACCAAGTTTGACATTTCTAAGAGCTGTCCAACTTACGTCTAAAACATTAGAAAGAATGTTATAAGCCCACTTACCACCACCAACAATAGCTCCTCCCATAAGAGCCTGTAGGGTCTGCTCTTTGTAGTAGTTGTACTCAGTTGGATTTTCAGCTAAGAAGGCTCTCTTAAGATTTAACTTATCTTTAGGCGTAGCAGCTTTGTTCCATATTTCTAATTGCTCTTCATAGCCTGAAGACAGTTCTGGTATTTCAGGAGGCCAAAGAGCTAATTCCTCTGCCATTTCAGGAGCTGAGGCTCTTAAGAGTAAGCCAGCACTAGTCCAGAATCCAGGTTTGTTAACAGTTGTAGGGATACCTTTCATAACGTTGAAGGTTCCACCCGCTGCTGTACCAGTCCTAGCCATCCCTAACCAAGTAAGGCCTTTTCTTATACCCCCTGCTGTACCTATAACTCCTACTATTTGAGCCCCTAAATCTGTAATCTCAGATTTTGGTTTGTTCTTCTTATAGAAATCGCTGTCTTTACTGAGGTACTGACCTCCTAACCAACCCTCTCTCCAACCAAGAGGCTGTCCATCTACACGACCATACTGTTTTATCTCCTTCTGATTTAGTTCATACTTTTCGTGTAACTGTTTCTCCCAATCAGGTTGTCCACCAGTAAGAGCATCAATAAAACCACCAAGACCTAACTTTCTATTTACATAAGAAGAATCTAAATAACCAGATTCTGAGAGTTGTAAAGGTAAAGAGACAAGACCATCAAGAGCAGACTGGACTGTTCTATAAGCACCTGGAAGAACTTCATCTTCAACTAACGGGTCATCTGCTTTATTAGCTTCTATTAGTTCTTCTCTTTTAGCTATTGCTTCAGCTCTTTTATCAGAAGGTGCAACCTTTTGAACAGTTTTAGCAACTCCTTGTCTTATTTGACTACCTACATCACTCCACTTATCAGGGACCCTTCCTAAAGCACCATCTTTCATTACCTTCTGAGCCCAAGGCTGATTCAAATATTCATCGTTTTCTCTAATAGTTTTATCTAAAGAACTTTCTTCTTTTTCTTTAGTAGTAGTAGTAGACCCCTTTTCCTCACTACTAGGTGAATCGCCACCACCTCCCCACTCAGCGTCATCTAATTTCTTATATTCAGCGTCATCAGCTACATATCTTGTGTTGCCTTGACGGTCTGTAAAATAAGCGCCCATTTATTTAATCCTCCGTATGAGTGGGTAAACGTTTTCTTTTAGGAAATCTACTTGGTGTGATTGAACCTTTTGGTCTAATCGAGCTGGGAAACCCTCACCAGGATTAAAGATGGTCATTTGAAGTTGTCCAGGATTTAAGCCCCCAGTTACAGTACCTAAACCGCCAGTGAGCATTACTTGTTGACCTATTGATACACGACCACTAGTGACAAGTATTTTTGAACCGCCGGAAATCATGATTCGATCTCCTTTGCGATAACCAGGACCATGAGCCTCAGCTTTAATAATTATATAGTTACCGTAAGTATCGTGAGTACCACTATCTACGATGTTCCCACCAACAGGAGCTGGCATAGGATCGTTTCCTACTTGTCCTGTAGGACGGGTTAACTTAAATCTAACTCTGTTAAGTTGTTTACCACCTGTAGATAGTCCAGACTTATAATCACCAGCTGCTTCGTTATGACTAAGAGCTACATCATACTGTGTGAAATCAGCAGGAGCAGCGTCATACCTAATGAAAGCTCCTTGAAGTAGTTTTGCGTTAGCTTTCCACATTGGACCTAAACGCTCATTACCTGTATATCTCTGTACTTGTTGTAGTACTACCTCATTCATAGGCATAACCCCACCAGTGGCATATTCAAAATTATTCATTACATCTCTAGTATCCTGACTTATCCCATACATATCGTTAGTAGTTAAAGCTCTAATAAGCTCATTCATCTGAGGTTCATTAAAGATAAACTGTCTATTTAGGAATAGTTCTGTTTGAGTCCTATCTCCTCTAAGTCCTGTAATAGCTGAGCTAGACCAAGTATTACCGTTATCTAGACTTAGTATTTCTATGTTCCAAGAACCATCGTTGTTCTTAGTAGTTCTACTGAAATCAGGGACGTTATTATACTGGGTACCTCTAGCTCTTCCATCTTGTAGGTTGATGTTGTAATAGAAGTTTGGATCACTATATTGAGCTTGTCCTTCTAGTCTTCTATTAATCTCATCATAAATTTCTCTTCTAGCTTTAGAACTAGTTAAAGCTTTTGGATCAGCTTTAAGAGCGTTATCAATTATCTCATCTATAACCTCGTCTACTTCATCTCTTAAGCGTATATTTGATTGTTCAACGGCTAAGTCGGCGTTAGCTAGTTTTGCTTTACCATCAGCTCCCTCTTTGGATGCTGTAGCTAGAGACTCATGGTTTAAGATCCTAACTTTATTAGCAGTTTGTAAATCTGAAATAATGGTAGATCTTAAAGATTGATACTTTTCACTTCTCCACTTAGTTACTGCTTCTTGGTTATTAAGAATTAAAGTCTCTAAACCAAAAGACCTTAGTTCTGCTATATCCTCTTGACTTAAATACTCACCCCTTTGGTTCAGCGTGTTTACTCTTCTTTGAAAATTTGCAGACTGTCTAGCTGTAGGAACCTTTACAGGAGCTGCATAGAGATCGTAGATATACTTCTGACCTTCTGCTCCTGTTTTACCTGAATAAGTAAAACCTGCTACTCCTAAACCTTCTATATGTTCTGTAGCCATTTGCTGCCTTTCAGCGGCATTAGGTTTTCTATCGTTATCTTCTTCAAACTTAATTAAAGCTTGGGCTGCTGTAAGGTCTGCTGTATTAGTCCACTCTTTTTTTGCTCTATTAATCTGAGCAAGAGTAGCTTTATCAGCCATATCTATAAGGCTGTAAGCACTCTTATAACCTTCTTCAAGAATTTGTCTATAAGATTTACCTTCTTTACCTACTAGATCTAATAAAAGTATTCCATCTTTAGTTCTTATTTCCCCTAAAGCTCTTTGGATTATAGGTCCAGCAGCGTATTCAACAACATCGTTTTTACCTTGAAGCATATCTCCAGGCTTATCTACATCAATGTATAGCTTGTTAAAAGCCTCTCCTAATACTTCATCAGCTTTTTTCTCATCCCCACCGTAGTACTGAAAAAGAAAACCTCTAGCATCCTGAACAGAAGTTTCAAAAGCTTTTTGAGCTTGTGGAGTTAAGCCACCCTTACTAGTCTTAATGATTGTAACCATATTTCTAAGGCCATTAAGAACCTTTGATTTACCAGTCTTATTAGCTATAAGATCATTATTCTCAAGCCTTTTCTCAACTATTTGTTTTTTAAGTTGAGCCGTGATTTGACCCATTGCTGAGTCAACAACGTTTGTTTTAAATGTTTTTGGTAAATAATCAAACTTTGCTGTAAGTTCCGCTGCTTTATTAGCTAACTCAGCAGCTATAGTTGAGTCATCATTTTCTTTAGATAATCGATATAAGTTCTTACCACCCCAGTCGTTATACTTTAAAACTGATTCAACCTTTGCATCTTGAGCTAAGGAGTCGTAGTAGAAGAACTTAGTCCAAGGATCACTAATACGGTTCTGTTTAGCTTGATCATATTCCTTCTTCTTTTGAAGTTTTTTAGTCTCATCGCTTATCTTTTTAAAGCTTACAAACGCTTCTGTTCTCTGCTTTCTTAAAGCATCAGCATCCTCTTCAGCAGCTTTAACGTGGTTTTCAAAAGCCCGCTTACTAAGATACTCTAATCCACCGCCTTTACCTACAAAATCTTCTATAGCTTCAATAGCTTCTCCCCAGTTACCTGGTTCATATCTGTGCATATCGAGAAGCTGTCCACCAATAGGACGTGGTTCTCTAGGAGCAGCGTCAGGTACTCCTCCTGTACCTGGTTGCTGAGCCTTCTTAGTGTAATCTCTTGTTCCGCGTTGAGGGTTTACAGAACTGCTGTTAAAATCTAAAGCCATTACTAGTTTCTCTCTGGTGGGGCTATCTCTTTTGGATCGCCTCCTTTTACATCTGGCTGCATAGAGTCATAATACCTTCTGCCACCTATGACATCAGAAACTAGACCAGTAACCAGAGCAAGGCTAGAAGGACCAGCCTTTTTAGCTGGCATAATCCCTCTAACTGGTAGAGGAGCCATAGGTTTAAGAGGATCATTAACAGGATTTGGTATGTAGTCCTGAATGTCCTTAACAGCGTTAGTAGCTCTAATAGCCTCAGCTTCAGCAGCTCCTAACTTATCAGCGATTCTCCACTTCTTAGTAATGTTCTTATTACTGAGGGTTGATAAATAAATCTGATTATATTGATTTCTAGCAGCGTTAACAGAACGTCCTACTTTTCCTGCGGCAACTCCAGACTTCTTAGCAGCAATAGCATCTCTATTCAATTTCTGTGTCTCAAGTTCTATAGTGTCTTTAGCTGTTTCTTCATAGAACCGAGCATCTAAATCAGCTAACTGTCTTCCTAAATTCTCAGTAGCAGAAACAGCTACTTCACCTTTATATGTAGACCTCTGAGTAGCTAGCTTTTGCTCATACTGCTTACGTTTTTCAACATATTGACTATCCCTTAACCATTGTTTTTGTTGTACCTCATATTCTCTATAGTTCTGTCTTTCTAGGTTTCCTTTCTGTTCCCAGTACTGTCTTTCAGCTTCAGCGTTTTGACGCTGTGTTTCATACTTACTAATTTGATGTCCAAAATAAGTAGCAGCAAGATTACCTGCTGTGCTTATAGCGCTTAAAGTGCCTGGAGTTTCGAAGAAATTAGTTGTTGAAGCTTCTGTAGCTGCTCCTGATGAAGGTTTGTTACCCATTAACCGTACTTCCTCGCTACATCAAAGTACAAGCCAGTCCATTCTAAAGCGACGAACTTAGCTTGATCTATGCTGTCGTTTACTACTTCTACTTTAACTTGGTCGTTCTTACTTTGGATATATGCACGAAATTTAGACTCATCAAAAGATGAAGCCTGACTTAAAATAATATTAGCGTTGAGAGGATCTCGTCTGTCAAATTCGTAAGTCTTCTTATCTCTAAAATCTGGAGTCACTTCTACGGTGAAGTACCTTGCATCATTGTAGTAAACATCCATATATCGTAACTGCAAGCGACCAGTACGAGTACCGATAAAAGTGTTGTCAGTCGCAGTTCTTGAATAGGGCATGAGCTGAGGCGGTTCAAACTTGAACGTGTATTTCTCACCAAAGACCCATGAGCTTCCACTAAAATCGCCCAAGCTATCGCAAACAAAAGAATTAACCCCAGCTGGAACAGTTGCAGCCACGACCCAACGTTTTTCAGCTTCGTTAGCATCAGTTTTATCCTTTTTGATAACAATGAACTGACTCAGATTTACTGTGTGGTAGGGCAGAGTAACGGTAGTCTTATTAGTAAGACCGCTATAACTAAAAGTGACAGCACCTAGATTAGTAGTAATAGAGCTAGATAACTGCCTGTCTAATAGAAATAGATCTTGCTCAATTTGAGGAGGTCTAGAAGCGTTGATACCTTCTAGGTAGTATTTAACAGTGCCGTTCTCTGTGTACTTAACTACATTCAACAATGTCCCTTCAACAAAATCACACCAATAAATACTCTTGTTAGGGAACGTCCACTTACTCCAAGCGTTTTGTTTATTACTTAAGGATCCAGCAGAAGCTTCCCAGAAGAATTGGTAAACATATAAAGCATCTGGATCGTCTTGACTAAGAGCTATTAGATACTGATCTGTTCTACTAACTGCTAATGAATCAATATTTTTTGGTATATACTTTGGTACTGTTTCTGTTATAACAGCAGTTTGTCCGAGGTTAATACCAACAGTACGGTCAGTAGTAATAAAAGTATGTAGCCCTGTGAAGTCACCTTCTTTAACAGGGAATATAACTTGAGGTCCAACTTGTTGAGGTTTAACTTTTGATTCCATACTAATGGAACTTATACGACCTACAGAAGCTGTTTCTGGAGAGAACGTTACGTTGTCACCTGAATAGAGTCTGAACTGGTTCTCATTAGAGAACAGAACTAACTCATCCTGCTGCTGCAAAGCATAGTTCAGTACTGCTACGTCGTTACTAACTGCTGTTAGATCTATAGGGTCTGTATCTAGAACCTGTAAAGCTGATTCAATCCAAAAATTGTAATAAGCTCCAGCTTCACTGAGTATGACGTGCTCCCCACTTATGAATCCAAGACGGTTTTTAAAGAACACAATATCTGTAATCTTTCTATCCATAAACGATGGAGGTTCCATCTTCTCTGCATCACCTGCTAACCGTTCAGTCCATTTTTTAAGTACAGTTGAAACTGTTCCATCTGTATAAGTACTACCATCTTTTGGTAGAAAGCTAAATCTAGTTAAACCGCTTGCGTTCTTATAGTAAAGAAAACCGTGAGGCATAGTAGCTGGATCGATCTTACCTGGTGCTCCCCAAGCTCCAGCCTCTTCCCAAGAACCTCTACCATAAGTACCGTTAGCAGTTACGTTCTCTGCGTTAAATTTTAAGTAATAAGAACTTTCACCAGCAGCACCATCAGGAGCAACAATAACTGAGTAACCCTCCCAAGATGTAGTAGGTAGATCAAGAATACTGGTGACCTGATTAGAGAAACCAGCCATCAAAGTATTACCTCTAGCGTCAGAAGTTACAAAACTTTTGATGGATCTAGAAGCATTAGTAAGGCTTATAAGTAATTGAGAATCCTTAGCAGTAACAGTTATTTGAGCAGCGTTGGGGTCAGCTAAGAGGTCTGTTCTTAAATCTGTTGCAATAGTCTGTGTACTAACTGCTGTTCCTGATGCAAGAGTAGGTGTAGTATGTGTTCCGTTAATTGTTGTACCATCATCAAGCTCAATATCTATTGAATATTTGGTTGAATAGTCAATAAGTTTGACATTTACCTGAGCTTTAATTGGTACATAGTTATTACTTATGTAACCTATGTTGTACCTAGTTAAAGTTTCTGAGCTATCGAACTCACACTTTTTCTGTATATTAGTTACAAATACATTATCTTGAAATGATGTAGCCCTAAACCTATCTCTAGCTCTACCAGATCCTCTTAAATATTCAAGATTAGTAGTAGTTATACCAGCAAAGACTTGTTGTATGGGTACAACAGTTGGGAGTATTCCACTAATAGGTTCAATATCTGCTACTCCAGTTACAAAAGTTTTACTAGATGTAACCGTTAAAGTTTTACTACTACCAGCATTACTGTCTGCGTTCATATCCAGAGTCATCTGGTTAGTACCAATCTCTAAGATCTTTGCTCCTGTTGGAATACTGCTACCACTTACAGTAGATCCAACAAAAAGATCAGAAACACCACCTGAAGTTATAGTAACTGTTGGGCTACCGTTAGTTGTAGTACAAGTTTTTGATACTGTAGAGCTATCGTCCCCTACTACTAGAACAAATCTTTCTGTGTCACTCCTGTTGTAAACGTAATACCAAGCTTCATCCCATTTAATGGGGTCAGTTAAATTATTACCAGGAGTACCATGACCATCATATAAAGTTAAACCATTAGCTTTAGCGTTCTCTCCTATTTTTATAAGTGGTACTGATCCTAATCTTTTTTTAAGACCCTCTACCAAATCACAGTTACCGTTCTCAAGAGTTTTAGAAAACCCAGGTAAAACGAAACTAGTTGCTTGTTGGTTGACCCCCTTATTTAGTGGGCCAATGACTTGGTTAAAAAGTTCTCTAGACATTAGCGGTTAATAATATCAGGACCAAATGTTGTTTGTACGCGTCCTCCATATAAATCATCAGGACCACTAATAAAGTTATGATTTTGAGCCATATCTTCTGTACGCTTTAAAATTTGAAGAGCTTTCTCTTCATCTTCTGATGTATAACTTTCTATACTCTGAGAAGTAACAGCCCTATTAGCAAATACTCTACCAGCTCTAATTGTTATATATCTTTTACCTGTTTCAGGTATATCATCCCAAGCTAACTCTTCTACTATTTCTGCAATAAGATCACTCGTACCACCAGTAAGAGCTACACCTAAACTTCCTCTTAAATCATACTTATTTTCTACACGGTCAAAAAGTTTAGTACCGCGTAAAACAAACCGCTGTGAAGGGTAAGATAAGGGATTGAAACGAACAGCAAGAGTATTAGAAGCAAGAGTAGAATGCCCATTAGCGTCTAAAGGTATTTCTTTATATACCATAGTGTTCCAAGACCAACCTGCACCTTGGACTTCAGTACTTATTTCATCTAATACTCTTTCTGCTAAAGCTGCGTCCCCAGTAAGAGGAGGGGTGAGCTGGTTTAAAGGGGCCTCACCAATAATTGAAAGAAGTGTGTTAACTGCTTGTAGTTTTGTAGTTGCCATATATAGATAACAAAAAGGGGAAACATACGCCTCCCCTTATTGTATTCGGTTTTCCTAAGTATTTACCAAGGGTTGCCGTCATGGAGTAGCGATACTGCACAATCGGGACGGAGGATACCGTGTCCAACTGCGTAGCTTGCGACCATCATGGTGGATTGAGTCATTGCTTTGTACTCAGATCCAGTCATCTGCATATTCAGATCCTTGAGAGCAACTGTTCCGACTGCTTCTTTTGTGAAGCAAATACCAAACAGATTAGCAACGCTTGATGCGTTACCCTGCTCATCCTGGTAGTAGTCGTTAGTACCAGATGCAGCTGATCCGTCAGAACCATCCTTACCATTGATGTAGTTAGGACGCTCACCACGGTTTGTAGCTGATTGGTTAGCAATACCGGAGTATGTCTGACCGTAAGAAGCTGAACCAAGGTTGTTAGAAGTTCTAACTGTAAAGCCAGCAACGCTTAGAACGTTGTTACCTTTGAAGCTACCGTTCTGACCACTTCCGCCGTTCCAATCTGTATTGATTGCACGGTCAGAATTGAGTAAATCATAATAGGCGCCTGGAGATAAGACGACGGTACGTCCATCCTTAGGTGCATCCTTCTCATCAAGTGCTTGACAAGCTTTGTAGAGGTTTTCAACAATCAGTTCACCTCTAGCGTTGCGGTTAGCAGCACCGTTGAGGTTAATACCTGTGTATGAAGTACCACCTGGAAGCTTACCTAGTACGAATACTTTCTCTCCAACCTTGAAGGCTGCGTCAGTACCAGTACCAACAGCACCGATTGGGTTGATAACAATAACAGATGGGTTAGCGTTAGAAGCTGTGGTTGTGATTACACCATAAGCTCCGCTATCTGCACCGTACATTGTCACACCAGCTGCAAACAGAGCTTGAGAAGCTGCTGTCATTTGAGCTGACATAGTAACGTTGTTTCCTGTAATAGAAGCAATCGTTACGTCACCACCGGAAGCGGTTGCATAAGTCTTGTTATCCCAGTCATCAACACGTCCATCAGACTCGGAAGCTGTTAGAAGTGTACGGACTAGACGCTGGTCATAAGCCCTTGAAAGAGCCCTACCCAATTCTTTTGAGTATATAGACCTAACGTCCCAATGGAGTTTGGCTTCATCTAAATCATAGATCGAGGCATCTGCGATAAGTAGATCATCAATAGTGATAATCTTCTCACCGATCATCCCTTTGTTTCCTTGGCCTGTTATCCAATCGCCTGGGCGGTGATATCGACTTGAGAAGCGACCCGTAATTGGGAAGCTTGCTGATTTCCCTGAGGAGATAGTTCTCTTCTGGGTTAAGTCTTTGAAAATTGTTTCTCTATTGAAGACTGTTAGAACTTCTCCAGAGAAGATTTTAAGAAAATTCGCATTCTCCTTTTCGTAGTTACCAGCAGCAGAGTTGGCGTTATACTGAACACCATTTATGCCACCTAACCTGGAGATGCTCGAAAAATCTGGCATCTTTTTTGAAAGATTAAATAAATGTTAAATGCTCACGCTGTGACTGCTGTTATCTCCTCAGAGGCAACAATACTTACATAAGCTTTCTTAATATTAACCTATCTAGGTGTTAATACATCTGATCTACCAACTTTCTCTTCTACATCCCGTGTATAAGCAGTGTCGTGTAGATACCTAGGATCATTCATAGCAGCTTCTACTTCTTGAACTGAACGATATACATCAGTGGCGTCGTTAGAAATTCTTCCACCTAGTAAAGAAGGTTCTTGTCCTACAGCTTGGTTATAAGCAAAGAACATAGATTGAACAGCGTTCCTAGCTCTTGTGTAGTCTCCGCTATTAACCTCCTCGTTATAAGCATCAATCTCATCCTGATCAAGTTCAGCTTGAGCCCATTCCCTAATAGTACTTAGGTTCTCAGCACCACCAATAGTTTCTAAGATGGTTGATTCTTCTGATGGTGGGAGAGACTGCTCTACTGCGTCATCAGGTACTTGAACACCCTCTATATCAGGATCTTCTTCGTAGAAATCCTCTACTTCAGGCTGTTCCCGTTGACCAAGTTTTCTTTCAAGCTCTTGATAAGCCTGTAGAAGATCATCCGCAGACCTGAACTTACCTCCAATAAGTTCTTCTTCCTGCTCTTCTGGTATTTCCTGACCATCAAGTATAGCTTGATCCTGCTCGTTATAAGCAGGGGTTTCTTCAGGAAAAGCTCCTCCTGTAGTGTTGAGTTCCATTCCTTAACCAATACGAACTGTTAAATCAGGATATATGAAAGCACGTTTTTGTGCTTTAAGTGCAGCTACATAACTTTCATAAACTTGAGGCTTTTCATCTCTAAGCCTTTCAATAAGAATGTCAACCTCAGTCTTAGGTTCTTCTCTTACAGGTGGTTCCTTAAGCTCAGGCTCTAGTGGTTCAGTCACCACCACCTTCGGCTTGCTGGTTGATTTCTTGGTCTGTTCGGACTGCGTCATTTTCAGCTTTAAGTAGAGCAGCTTGTTTAGCTGGATCTTGTGAAGGATCCTGTGCCGCTGCTTGTTCTTGTGCCATCATAGCTTGTTGCTGCTCTTCTTCCATTAATTGCTCATCTGATTTGATAAGTTTGTATGTTTCTAAACCATCAGAAGCAGCAAGTCTGGTGATTAGTTCTCTACTATTAACGTACTTAGCCATAGACTCTGGACCCATAGTCTGAGCAAGAGTTTGTATAAACTCAATCAACTTAGCTTTATCGTTACCTCTTCCTAAAGCATCAAGACCAGTAGTAATACGAGGCGTAACAATATTCTTTGGTAATCGAGGAAGGCTACCCCTCTTCTCCATTAGTGCCATCTTTCTATGGACTAGTGGGAGCTGTAGTTCTACAGAAAGTATGGAGTAAACCCCGCCCAATCCAGCCTCCAATTCCTGGGCAACCATTCTGATCTCTTCCGCAGTAACTCGGTCCCGTCCAGAAGCACCAGCCTGAATAGCACTGTTAAGTAAGAAGGAAAAACTAAGTCTTTGTTCTATACGAGCTATGGTTTGTAGAGCTACAGACAGATCTGCCTGTTTCTGCATTTGCAGCGGAGCTACATCATTAGGATTGCCAGCCACAATAGAACCATTAGCAGCTCTGGCAAGAGAATCGGGTCTAGTAGTTCCATTGGGGTTACAAAGGAAAATTATCTTAGCTGCTGCTGCACTACCCTCAACAATTGCTTTAGATAAATACTCAAGAGATTTAAGATCCCCAAGTAATTCTTCTACATAACTTCTTCCGTAGGCTTCATGAGCCACTCGGAACATTCTGAGAGGAATCCAAGGTGATTTATTAATAGGTACTGAACCCCTTGGACCTAAAGGTTTTCCATATACCTCTTGATGCCAGTTACATCTGTCTTTGTCGTAATCCCAAGTAATACGGGTGTATAAAAAGACAGTTTTATCTGTGTTTTTACCGTAGTCATTCTTAGGTACTACTCCAGGTGGTAATACTTCAGGACTTACTTCTTCTCTTACTACTACTTCAAGTATGTTTCCTTCTGGATCTCTACTAAGAACAAAAGATTTAAGTGGATAAACTCTAGTACCTTGGTCTGTTACATAAAGAAGAGCATTACCACTAATAATGAGGTGCTTAAGAGCTTCAAACAGAGCAGTCCTATCTCCAGACTCCTCTATATCTCTCATCACTGCTCTCTCCATTAGAGAAAGCTGTTGTTCAAATTCTGATTGCAGTTCTTTATAATCTTCTAGCTCCCTTTGGAGCTTCATATCATCTACAGAAAGCCTAAAAAACGCTTGGTTAGGAGGTAACAAAGCGATCAAAAGTTTACTCGCTAAGTTATTAACACCCCTAGCGCCCAGCCCTTGATAAGTAGTGTTAATTTTTGTGTAGAGATTCTTGCCTGTACTCTTATCATTCTCAGTAATGAGGGTAGGTAGAGTGTATCTAGCACACTCAACCCCTCGATCTAGATATACAGTTTTCTCTGGCTCAAGGAATAGATACCTACCCTCAGCAGTAGTACCTTCTTTAGCCAAAATTTAATCCTCCCGATGTTGAAGCAGTATCACCAGATCCACCAATACCAAGACCTGAATCAATACTCAACTTAGTTCTTTCACTTTCAGGCGTACCAGATCTAGCTCTACGTTTTTTCTTAATAGGAGCCCCTGCACTTTGCATTCGAGCTATAGAAGCTTGTAGCTGTTGATTGTGAATAGATAAAGCAGATGAAGCACGGGTTTGTGCCATCTGAGCTTCAGCTTGAGCAGCGGCTCTGTCAGAAGCAGCGGCTGAGGCAGCTGTAGCCTCTCTACTAGCAGCTATTTGTGTATTGAACTGTTGCTGACGTTGTGCAGCATCAGCCTGCATCTGTTTAAGCTCCGCTTGAGCTGCTTCTCTTGCTTGAGCTGTACGTCTACGAGATTCTTCAGCTGCTCTTTTAGCAGCTTTAGCTGATGCGTAACCTGAATAAGCAGTGGCGGCTGCGCTTAGTCCAATAGTGAACGGTAACCAAAAACCCATTAGTATTTAACCTCAGTTGTATTTGGTTTCCTCTTGGAGATTATACTGATCCCTTAAATGACGAACTACCGCCACCTGACCAGCACTAAACCAAATTTGTTTCTCTTCCATACTAAGATCAGGAGCCTTATCTGGATAGAGTTCTTCTAAGTATTGTAGAAGAGACTCACTAATATTAGGAATCATATATTTAAACTAGTTTCTTGATCCTTTAATCTTTTCCTCAATTTTTTAGCACTACCACTAACAGAACCAGCCTTACCACTAGCACCTGTACCAGTAGGTCCAGTAACTTTTGTAGAAGCTACCCCAGGACCACCAATAGCTTTACCTTCTCTCTTAGCTCTAGCTGCTTTCTCTTGTTCAGCTAAAGTTGCTTGTTGTGCAGCTCTTTCGTCTCTCTTTGCTAGTTGTTTAGAATAACCAACAGCTCTTTTACTTTCTAATTCAGTCTGAGCTTGTCGTGCCTTTGCTTCTTCTGTTTTATTCCTAGATGCAGCTAAAGTTTCCCTCTCAATTCCTCTTTGTTTTTCATAAGCTGCCTTACTACCTGCAATCTCTTTATCTAATCTTGATCTAGTAGCTTCATAATCTTTAGCAGCTTGTTGAGCCCTCTTTGTTTCTTCTTCATGAGCCTTCTTAGCTTTTCTTCTAGCTCTTTCAGAAGCACCAAAGGTTAGAACATTAGTAGCTGCTCTCCAAGCTTTTTTAAAGAATCCCCAAGCCATAACTGTGGGGAGTAGGTCTACTTCTTCCTCCTTTTTCTCCTCTTTAATATCGTTACCTACAAAGTCATAGGCATAGTTTTGAGCTAAATCGTGGAAACCAAGTCTTATTAATAAGTTAGTTCTCCAGTTTCTCCAGTTGTTAAAATTAGGCATAGCTTGGTAGGTCAGAATTACTAGTCTCAAAGAAGGCAGGGACTCTAGCCCTCTTAGTGTCAACTAAACCCTCCGTCTTTCCAGCATACATCAGGTTATCAGACTGATCCAACCAGAACTGCTTATTTAGATAACGATCTGTAGTGTTGTTCCGTAAGGGCTGAAAAATCCAGTTAATGGTGGCCTTCCTAAGTTTATCCAAAGATTGACTAGGGCGTAGGCCCAACTCACGACATACAAGGCTATTAGCGGATACGTGAATGGTTTCGTCTCTCGAAATGTCGGCGCTGACAGTCCTAAGACCAGAATCCCCACAATAACGAAAGAAGGGAAGAATAACGAAAAATATTGCACGTTCAGCTACCAATGCTTTAAGGACAGTGTGATCGGGGTGTCCCACCCACGCATCACGTAAGCGGAGCGCCTCGGCCTCAGCTTTTTCATCAACACCATGAGCTTCAGTGACATAATGAAGAGCAAGGTCATGTCGTTCCTCGTCTTTTACATTTGACTGTAGAAGTTCTCTAGATGCTTCTGGAAGTTCAGATACTGCTTCTCGGATAAAATCCCCCACTGGAAGCTCCATAACACGTACTGATAAAGCACGGTAGATGGTTTCTTCTGCTCCATCTTTAAGCTTTCCTTTACTAGTTTTAACTGGGGTCCAGACGCGCTTCTTTTCTAGAAGCTGTTGGTATGGATGCTTTCTCATTCTGCACAATCGCAAGTGATTTGGTTATCTTCTGTCAGGATTTCACTCAGATACTCATCAACGTCTGTTTCGCTAATCGCCGCGTAAACGTCAGATTTATCTTGGGTGGATGGCATAACCTGTAAAGAATAATATAAGCTCTTTAGAGGAGAATTTAACCATCTAGACATAAATTGTCTGTCAAATTTTACGAGGTCACTCCACCAGTTCATTGAAATAGCGTGTGCCTTCTTAGTTTTATCCATCATGACTTGCCATTCACAATTCAACTCAAAGAAAGTATCCCAACCTACTTCTTGAGCAATCTCACATTTTGGATGATACTTATAAGAATGAACACCAAGAGTTGAGCTGTCTCTGTCAACTTCTCTACTTATAGGAGGAGCTATTTCAGGTGTAGTAGTATAACCTTCCCTATCTACATAGCGGTAAGAGCAAGTAGCAGTAGGGGCAACAGTAAAAGCTCTAGTCATCTTATACTTTTCAGCTACTTCTGCTGCTTGCTGCATACCTGAATAAATAGCAGAAGCTATAGCATCAGCCATAGTAATTTCTGCTGGTTGTACACCAAGATTTCTACGCCTTAAAGCAGCAACAAAAGAACTATAAGTTACATCCTCAATAGCTAAAAGATTAGATAAACCAAGTACACCTAGTCCTACCTGATTATCTTTCTTACGATAGATGCCAGATCTATTTACCCCTGTTCTTTTGTAAAGTTCACAAAGGAACTCCATAGATTCAACAAAAGCACCAGGAATATCACTAACACTATTAACAATTCCCAAGTTCACGTGACTTAAAAGGCACGTATCTCTTGACTTAATTAAGATTTCTTGGCACACATTATGATAGATCCTTTCTCCTTCTGAATCGTACTGCTTCTTAACAATCCAGATATCACCCTTACGGGCTCCCTCCATGATTGCGTTTAGAACAGAAGGCTTATTGATTACCTCTGGATCAACATTGACGCAGCGTTTAGCCCACGGGATACGAGCCCGATCATAATTAATGAACTCAATAATGTCGCGATGATCCCAATCCAAGTGACAAACAATCGCCCCATTACGGTACTGACCACCTCTTCTGAGAATTTCGTTGAATTTGGAGTAGATCTCCATAAAGCCGCAAGGACCAGAGGCGACCATCCCGTGTTCGTTTTCAGTTCCTGATGGTCTGAGGTCTGAGAGGTGAAGAGAGACTCCTGCGCCATAACGAAGTGCTTTAGATGCGAATAAGAAAGATTGTTCAATAGAGTCCTCAGACTCGTCCATTGTGTCGTCAATTTTCATTACCGTACACGACACGGGATAGCGTCTAGTTGGATCCTCAAGCCAACTCTCAACCCTACCAGTCATAGCTAGAGCTGGGTTTGTTTCTGGTTCTCTAAGTTTCATAGGTCGTTGAGGTAAGGCTTCTTGTAATTTGGACCCTTCTGGACTTTTCCATCCTTGTAGGTGAAAGGTAGTTTAGAAAAATTAGAGTCATAGACCCTAACAAAAGCTTGTTCTACATCTACTCCCATAGTGTGTAGTAAACCATAGGTAACCCACAATACATCTGTGGCCTCCTTAATTACGTCACTACGATCAAGGTTGTTATAAGCGTGAAGAAGTTCATAAAACTCTTCTTCAATGTAGGACATCTGATTATCTTGCAACTCAACGTAAGCATCTGAATCCTGCTCACGTGTCACAAGTTGACCAGCGTTCTGCATCCACGCTTTCACTAGTTGGGAGTTCGATGTCCTCATGTTTGGCTTTAAGAATGGATTGGTATAAGGAAGAATCATAAGGCTTAGCCTTACTCTCTTCACGTTTAATTAGGCGGTCAAGATACCACCTAGCTTTCATTAAATCTTCAGAACCATTCTTGTTCTGATAACGGGTAACGTACTTGATTACGTTCCCTTCGAGGAAATCGAAAGCGTGGCTTTCAATATACTCAATACACTCGATTACGGCTTCGTCGTGTCCGTAGTAACGAGGGTTGGTAGGATCGGGGGTTCCCATAAATCAACATCATCAAAGGTGTACTCAGTGTCCCGTAATATACGGGCTAACCGCGCCTGTTTCAAGGCATGGTCTTCACTGAGACCCTTCTTTTCATATTGTTTAACTACAGTTCTCCATGAGGAGGCAAGTGAGAAGCGCTCCAACGGTATGAGTTTCTTCGCTGTCTTCGGGCCAACCCCAGGACAACCGCTATAGCCGTCAACGGAGTCGCCACTAAGACACTGTTGTAAAAAATAGGCATCAGCCTGATCCTCCGTAATTAATTCAATGTCACCTTCATCGTTTAGATGGAAGCCAGGAATCTGATTCAGATCCTTATCACCTGACCAAATAATGGGAGTTTTGTCAACGTGACGGGTCGCCAAAATTCCGAGTACATCATCGGCCTCTAGTTTCCACCAACACTCAGAAGAGTAGTGATTCTCAATGCGTCTACGAGACTCCTTAAAACCTACAGGTTTGATACGGTGTCTAGTAGCTCGTCTATTACCCTTATAACTAGGATCAACTTTGTTCCTAAAGTTTTCAGGGCTAGTCCAGCA